AAATTAAGTCCTATTATTAACTTTACAAGAAATAGCCAGGCGACTTATTTTGATAAAAACGGCATTTTACAAACATCCGGTATTAACCAGCCAGTGTTTGAGTGGGATCCTGTAACTAAGAGATGTTTGGGATTGAGAATCTGGGATGGGGTGACGAATCTGAAGACTTACAGCGAAGCAGTATTGTTCGCCAATGGCTATGGCGCTACCAATTCAACCCTGACGACTCAAAGCGTATCAACGCCGATTCAAGGAACATTAAGCGCCAGCTTTTTTGCGCTGAATAGTGGCGCAAACGCCGAAAACAGCAACGATGGGATGACTTATGGTTCTACCCTGTTCTTGGCCAACTCAACCGCATACACGCAAAGTGGATTCTTCAAGCTGAGCGGAACCAATACGATCAGGCTTCGGAGCAATGTCACCGGCCAGGTGTTTGACATTGTGCCTGCCAGTGGAGCCACTACGCCAAGCGGCACAATCACGGCCTGCACTGTGCAAGCCGCACCGAATGGATGGCATCGAGTGTCGTGGAGCTTCACCACCACCACATCAGCGCCAGGCAATCGCGGCGACCACTGGACGATCAAGACGCCAGTGGCGGACGGCACAACTGGCTTCTGGATCACTGGCGCCCAACTCAACACTGGCGCCTTGGCTCCCTACGTCCCCACCGGAGCCCTGACCGCCAGCAGCACGGCGGACGTGGCGAGCATCACGGGCGCGGCTTTTGCGGGGATCTGGAATCAGGCGGCGGGAACCATCTATGCCGAAGCCACAGTGTCAACCATTGACTCTCCGGTATTCATCCCACGCGCTACTGCGTCCCAAAACGATCGGATGCAACTGTCATTTGGCACTGGTGGTCAAACTGCCGTTCTGACTTCAGGCGTCATTCAAGCCAATTTCTCAGCAGGAACAGCGACAAAAAAAGCTCTGGCATTTGCGGCCAATGACTTCGCTTTTGCCTATGGCTCAACGATTGAAACAGATACGTCCGGGACAGTGCCGACGGTCAACTATGCGGCCATCGGAAGGTTTGACTTTTCTAGCGCAGCAGGCATCAACGGCTACATCCGCCAACTAAGAATTTACCCAGTAAGACTACCAAATTCACAGTTAAAACAATTAACATCATAAATAAATAAAAAACTTAAAATGAAATTAATCACCGAACAAATAGAAGATGTAGATATTATAGTTGAAAATGTGAATGGAAAGAAAAATCTTTATATTGAAGGGATCTTTCTACAAGGAGATTGTGTAAATCGTAATCGTAGGAAATATCCTATGAATACTCTTCGTGAGGCTGTAAATAATTATAAAGCTAATTATTTAAACACTGGAAGGGCTGTAGGTGAACTAAATCATCCATGTGGCCCCACAATAAATCTAGATCGTGTTTCACATAAGATTCTATCTTTAAAAGAAAGTGGTTCTAATTATTATGGTAAGGCTAAAATTCTTACTACTCTTCCAATGGGTAAGATTGCAGCCGGTCTTTTTGAGGAAGGAATTAAATTAGGTGTTTCATCTCGTGGTGTCGGTTCACTTCGTCCAACAAGTGAAGGTTATAATTTAGTTGGTGAAGATTTTATTTTGTCAACTTGTGCAGATATTGTTCATGATCCAAGTGCAAGTGAAGCATTTGTAAATGGTATATATGAAGGAGTTGAATGGATTTATAATACCAAAAAGCAACAGTGGGTTGCTGAAAACATAAAGAATAAAATCGAAAAGGATGTAATTTCTAGAAAACTAACAGAAGAAAGAAAGTTACAGCACTTTAAGAACTATTTGAAATTAATTTAATTATAAATAAATATAGAATATTTTAAAGGTTATTCGGAGAGTTAAAATGCCTCGTGGTAAAAATCTACAAGAAATGGAATCAAGCAATAAGCAATCCAGAACCGCTGTCAATCAAAATGCAAGAGCAGCGGATCCAATGCCAAAATTGACTACAGGTATTCCTGATGGTCAAACCGGCAATTGGGAAGATTTGGGTGGTCCAACGCCAGACAACTATAAGCCAGATGACAATTCTGCACTACTTAAAGATGCGGGCGCTGGTCTTAAGAAAGTCCATGACGTTGTAACCAAATCTGCAAAACCTGCAGATGAAATGAAGAAAATGAAAGAAGAACTAGAACTCGATGAAGAGGATGTTCTTGATGAAGATGAAGATCTTGAAGACGAAGATGAAGAAGAGTATGAGGATGATGAAGAGGAAGTCGAAGTAGAAGAAGAAACCGAATTCGACTCCGAAGACGAAGATGAAGAAGAAGAGTATGAAGATGATGAAGAGGAAGTCGAAGAAGACTTCGATGTTGAAGAAGATGTGAATGCTCTTGTAGGTGGTGAAGAACTATCAGAAGAATTCAAAGATAAGGCCAGAACTATTTTCGAGGCTGCTCTTCGCACTAAGGTTAAGCAGATCAAAGAAACTCTAGATGAGCAATATGAAGATCGTCTAGTAGAAGAAGTTCAACTCATGAAGCAAGAATTGATTGAAAGAGTTGATGCTTATCTTGAGTATGTATCCGAAGAATGGATGACTGAAAATATTCTTGCTATTGAAAATGGTATTAAAGTTAAAGTAGTAGAAAACTTCATGACTGGCATGAAGTCCCTTTTTGAAGAAAATTATGTAGATATTCCTGAAGAAAAATATGATGTACTTGAGGGAATGGTAGAAAAACTAGATGAAATGGAAACTAAACTCAACGAACAGATTGAGAAAAATGTTCATCTAAACAGACTTTTTTCAGAATCTGTTGCAGATAGAATCTTTGATAATGTAGCTGAGGGTCTTGCGATCACTCAGAGAGAAAAGTTCGCTTCACTTGCTGAAAGTGTTGAGTTTGAAGGTGAAGAAGAGTATAAAGAAAGATTAAAAACAATCAGAGAAAGCTATTTTCCTGAAAAGAGAAAATCTTCAAAAGCTTCCACATCTGAAACTCTGTCTGAAGGTGTAGATTATTCACCAGAAGGTTTTACAAATGACCCTATGGATCTTTACCTAAGGACCGCTTCAATGTTAGCTAATAATTGAAATTAACATCAATCAAACAAAACAAATTCTAAGAGGTAAAAACAATGTTTGATAGTCAAACAGCTTTACAAGAAAAGTGGAGTAGACTTTTAGACTTTGATGGTCTCGATCCAATCAGAGATTCTCATCGTAGAAACGTTACTGCACAGCTTCTTGAAAACCAAGAAAAATTCTTAAGAGAAGAGCGCGATTTTACTCACGGTCTTCTTACTGAATCGCCAACCATGTCTGCCAATGCTCCAGGTGCAACCGGAGGTTTCAGTGGTAGCGCAACTGCTGCTGGTCCAGTAGCAGGTTTCGATCCCGTTCTAATCTCATTGATTAGACGTTCAATGCCTAATCTTGTAGCTTATGATCTAGCTGGCGTTCAGCCAATGACCGGACCTACTGGTTTGATCTTTGCTATGCGTTCTAGATACACCAATCAGTCTGGCGCTGAGACTTTCTTCGATGAAGTAAATACAGCTTTCTCCGGACAAGATGACGGTCTAGATCTAACAGCTTCTTTCACTGGAGCTTCAGTTGGTATGGGTACTACAGCGCAAGCTGGTTCTAACCCAGGTCTTCTAAACCCAGTTGGTACTGCATCCAGCACTGCGTATAACGTTGGTCAGGGTATGAGAACCGGAGATTCTGAGAATCTAGGTAACGGTGCAGGTAATCAATTCAATGAAATGGCTTTCTCTATCGAGAAAGTTCTTGTTGAAGCCAAATCTCGTGCTCTAAAAGCGGAATACAGCCTTGAACTACAACAGGACCTTAAGGCTATTCATGGTTTGAATGCTGAAGCGGAATTGGCAAATATTCTCTCAACCGAGATTCTTGCTGAAATCAACCGTGAAGTTATTCGTACCATTTATAAAGTTGCTGAGCCAGGTGCTCAAGCTAACGTAGCCACCGCTGGTGTATTCAACCTTGATGTTGACTCCAATGGTCGTTGGTCTGTTGAAAAGTTCAAAGGTCTTCTATTCCAAATTGAGCGTGATGCTAATGCTATCGCTCAGAGAACTCGTAGAGGAAAGGGTAATGTTATCATGTGCTCTGCTGACGTAGCTTCGGCTCTAACCATGGCAGGTGTACTTGATTACACTCCAGCTCTTAATGCTAATTTGAATGTTGATGATACTGGCAATACCTTTGCTGGTGTTCTTATGGGTAAATTCCGTGTTTATATCGATCCATATTCTGCAAACGTATCTGCTAACCAGTATTACGTTGTAGGTTATAAGGGTTCTTCTCCTTATGATGCCGGTCTATTCTATTGCCCATATATTCCTCTTCAGATGGTTCGTGCCGTTGGTGAGAATACCTTCCAGCCAAAAATCGGATTTAAGACTAGGTACGGATTGGTCGCCAATCCATACGCCGAAGGTCTTACTCAAGGTCTTGGAAGACTTCAAATCAATGCCAATAGATACTACAGAAGAGTTCAAGTTTCCAACCTAATGTGAATTAGGCTTAAAAACTTAAATCATCAGAGGCTTCAGACGAAGCCTCTTTTTTATGTCAACACATAAGCCAAAGTGCCACAATCATAAATTTTATTAAATCCCAATTTTCTGGCTCGTTCATATTCAGTTCCGTCTAAATCCTTTAAGAACTTCTTTTGAAAACTCATTCGATTATAACGCTTTATGTAGTTTTTATCCACATAATAATAAGACGGTTTATTCACATGAATTAATTTAAATCCATTCTTTAAATAGACACTTCCATTAGAATATCTACGATCCGCATAAGAAATAATAGAACCAGAGTAAGTCTGTCTAAAATAATTTAATAATTTTGAGAATCCGCCAATGACATTATAATTGATTTTGGTACAGAATCTAGACAATTCCCAAGTGTAGTTTTTATTGAATCTAGATTTACAAAATGTCATTACACACAATAACTCATTATTATATTTCAATCCAATTTTGATTTTACTTTTATCTTCCCCTTGAATGTGATTTTCATTAAGAAAAACATTTT